TATATATGTTATACATATAAAAAAGGAAATAACTATTTATGATTACGTTTAAAATCAGCTGATAGATTTTTTATTTTATTTGCAGCTGAACGACATCTACCTTTAGCAGCAGCAGTTGTTTTATCAATATCTGCTTCGATTAGTAAAATTTGTTCTTTTATTCCTTCAATTAATTCTTTAGTTTCCATAATTTTTATTTTATTAATTTTGGTATAAATATTATAAATTATATTTCAGTTTATACTGTTCTATGAATTTATTTCCAACACCACAATCAACTACAACTGCTTTTTCAGGAACACCTACTAATTTTGGTGCTGTTAAAACATAATCAATATTTTCATTTCTGAATATTTTCATTTTAGTTTTAGCATTTGAACGGTTTGATGATTTAAATATTAACACAACAGGTGCTTTTTTATTGTAATTTCTACCTTTTTCGATTTTAGGCTTTTTAGCTTTTTCACCTTTTGGGAAATGGTGAACTACTTTATAAGCACCACTTGGTGATTTTTTATCATCAAAATTCCAAACTGATCTATAACCTTCATCTCTATATTCTGGGTTATCAAACTCATATATGGTTTGCTCATACTTTGTAATTCTAATGTCTTCGGTTTGTTTAGGTCTTCCTCTCATAACTTTTATTTTTTATTTCTTTAATACCCTAAAGATACGAACAATATTTCAGGTAGCCAAATAGTAATGTAGATGTTTTTCTTTTTTGAGAATTTGGATATTAAATGTGTAATTTGTATCTTCCGGTATTATTTATAACCAATGACAGATATAAACATAGATAATTTTTTTGACTTACTATCAGATGATAGTGATGTTGGATCTGGTGATGTTTACATTGACTTCAAGAATACTCCAGTTTACTGGATTGGTATGTACAAGAAATTGATTCTTAATCATATTAATTTCAATAAAAAGGTAGTTGAATTTTTTAAAGAAGCCAATGAAGAATTAGACAGTGATGATATTAAAGAAGCAGGTGAATTTGTTGTTTATAATAGAGCATGGAGTTACATTCAGAAAATTGATATTAATAAAAAAGATCACATAGATGCTATTGAAAAGTATTGTGATGAATACCTAGATATCTCACTTAAATTAGGTATTTTATTCTTTGAACAATCAGAAGAATACGAAAGATGTGCACTTCTTAAGCACATTTTAGACAAATCTCAGGAGTCTTAAAAAAAAACTTGGCTACCCAAATTTTTCTATATACCTTTAATATATGGGGGGTTTGAAGAACTAGGAGTGTTAGGAAACATGATGATGAGTTAGGTTGATGATATGGGGTATGGGAATGATGATGATAACATGGTGATGAATATAACCATATAACCCACATATCAACGTTATAAACGGTTAAAACATTAAATACATTAAATAATATAACATGAGAAATAAAGAATTAATAAACAAAAGATTCGAGCAAATCGATTCAAAGTTAAAGACACTTAAATATATGTTAGGTCGTCAAACAAGTAAAAGAGAATTTATTGGTGAGATTGACAATATAGAAGGTATTGTAAATGATTTGAGATCATTAATTGAAAGAGATTCATCTCCACTAAGAAACGGATAATTAAATTAATCTATAAAAATAATAAGTTATGAATTTGACAGCAGAACAACTCCAAGAAAATTGGAACATTTTTACTGGAAATATTGAAAAATATATTTCATCACCTCGTAAAGAGAAATTATTAGAATTTTATGATAAGTATCAAGAACGTATTATATTAATGCCTGCTGCTCATAAAAAAGAATACCATAATGCTTTCCCTGGAGGTTATGTTGAACATGTAAATCGTGTTGTTCGTTGTTCTCTGAAACAAGCTGAATTATGGAGTGAAGAAGGTGCTGACATGGATACTTTTACCACTGAAGAATTAGTATTTTCAGCTATAAACCATGACTTAGGTAAAATGGGTGATTCAGAACACGAATCATATATCCCACAAACCGATAAATGGAGAAGAGATAAATTAGGTGAAGAATATATGCATAATAAAGCTATAGCATTTGCCTCAGTCCCAGATAGAGGATTATTTTTACTTCAAGAACATGATGTTAAGTATACATTTAATGAGATGGTTGCAATTCAAACTCATGATGGTTTATATGATTTAGCAAATGAAAAATACCTAAAATCATATATGCCAGAAACAAAACCAAGAACATCATTACCTTTTATATTACATCAGGCAGATATGATGGCAGCTAGAATTGAATTTGAAAGAGAGTGGTTGCCTAAGTTAAAAGGAAATTTGGATACCCCAAAGAACAATTTTACCTTGGATAGTAATAAAAAACCAAAATCAAATACTTCATCAAAGAACAAAGCACTTAGTTCAATTAAAAGTGAAGGTTTGAAAAATTTGTTTGACAATTTATGATTACTACATTTATAATATCAATTTTAACGATTTCAACTATAGTTTTAGGTTTTACAACTTTTAACTTATTGAGAAAAAATGAGCAAGCCGAAGACATTGTAGTTGGTTATCTTATTTATTTAGATAAAATTTCTAAAGTTATTGAAGTTTCAGATGAAACATTAAAAAAGATAGATTATAAAGGTTCTTTTGAAAGTGATGATGAAGTAGGTTTTTTCTTCCAACAAATTAAACAAATTCAAGAAATCTTGAATGACTTTGATTTGAAAAAACAATAAACACTTTAAATACCTTTATGGATTCAATAATACGCAAATATAAGAGTCAACCTCAAAAACGTAGATATTTTACAAAAGCAACAGAAGCTGCAATTGTTCAATATAATAAGTCTACGGATGAAGAAGAACGTAGTGATTTATATGCTGAATTCATTCATTGGCCTTTCTACAAACTTACAGAAAACATTATTCATACCTTTAAATTTTACCATACTGATGGTGTAGATAATTTAGAGGATTTACAACATGAATTGATGGTATTCTTATTATCTAAAATACACCTATTCAACCCAGAAAATGGAGCCAAAGCATATTCATATTTTGGTACTATAGTAAAACGTTGGTTAATCACATACAATCAAAAGAACTATAAAAGAAAAATAAATAATATTCCAATTACCAATTTATCAAATTATTCTAATTTAAACACTTCAGATCCTGATTTTATTATATCTAAAAGAATGGATAAAGAAGTTAGTAGTATAGTTGAAACAGAAGAATATACTGAAGAAGATGATTTGGGTATGAAAGGATATAAATCACAAGATAAATTATCTTGGTTTATGGATCAGTACGTTGCATATTGTACTGAACATATCTTTGAATTGTTCCCTAAAAAATATGATGCCCAAATAGCAGATGCAATTTTAGAACTATTTAGAAAAAGAGATGCCATTGATGTGTTTAATAAAAAAGCACTTTATATCTACATTAGAGAGCAAATAGATGTAAAAACTCCAAAAATAACCAAAATAGCCAATGTGTTATATGGTATATTTAAAGAAAAATACCTATTTTATTTAGATCAAGGTAGATTTCCATCCTAAAAATTTTATTTCCTTATATTTATAACAAAAACTATGGGACAATTAGATTCAGTAGTGTTTGGAAGTAAAAAATTCTCAGATATCCTTGAGGAAATTTACAACAATCAAAAGAAAAAAGAAACTCAAGTAACAGCCCTAATTTCAGAGCTAAAACCATTAATCAATGAGATTGGTGATGCCACACTTATAGTTCCGTTAATAAAAGAATACATGGAAATAGGTGTAAAGAATGATGAGCAGCTAATTAAAATGGCTACCATTGTTCAACGTGCATTAAACTCAGGACAGAAAGAAGATGGTGGGTTTGGTATTTCAGATGATGAAAAAGAACAACTCCTAGAGGCAATGGAAGAATTGCAAATAAAAACTAATAACGATTAATAATGGTTAGAAATAGTCTTGCTTCATTACAATCAACACCTAATATACAATCCTCAAAGTCGGGGATTTTTGGTGCTAGAGTTAGATATACTATCTTAGATGATAAGACTGAACCTACTATATTTAAGGAATTTGGAGAATGGTCCTCAATTGGGTCTTTATTTTTTACTAAATTAAATAACCCAAACCCAGATGTTAATTTTTCTACAGACACATTTGCTAAACCATTATTTCCTAATAACAAAATATTCCCATTAGAAAATGAAATAGTTTATATTTTACCTCTTCCAAATAATAATATTCAAGGAGATGTAAATGATGTTTCATATTACTATTTTCAACCCGTAAACATATGGAATAGTGTTCATCATAACGCTATACCAGATCCTATAAATGGTGAATCTATACCTCCATCCCAACAACAAGATTACGAGCAAACTGAAGCAGGTGCTGCTAGAAGAGTAACTGATGGTGGGACCGAAATTAATTTAGGTAGTACATTTACGGAGAAATTAGACATAAAAAATCTTCAACCATTTGAGGGTGATGTTTTTTATGAAGGTAGATGGGGTCAAAGTTTAAGATTTGGTTCAACAGTTAATAACTCACCAATTTTAAATCCATGGTCTAGAACAGGTGAAAATGGTGATCCTATAACAATATTAAGAAATTCACAATATAGTGATGATAAAGATGCTTGGATACCACAAGTAGAAGATATTAATAAAGAAGGATCAGCATTGTATATGACTTCAACACAGGCTATTCCTATTGAGGTTTCAAGTAAATCTTATAAATCATATAGCCAATCTCCAATATCAACAGATAAATTTGCAGGTGAACAAATTATTTTAAATTCTGGAAGGTTATTATTTAATACTAAAAAAGATTCTATTTTAATGAGTTCTAGACATAGTATTAATTTAAATGCTGTAACTGATGTTAATATTGATGCTCCTAGAACAGTAATACAATCACAAACCGTAAAATTAGGTGATAGAGACGCATTTGAATCAGTAATATTAGGTGATAAATTTTTTGAAGACTTTAAACTTTTATTAGGTCAGTTAATGTCGTTAGGGGAATCTTTACCCTCAATCACCCCAGTTAACGCTGGTGTTATTATTTCATCTACAGCAATGTCTCAAATTGCAATGAAAATGATGAATAGTATTGAAGCTTATAAATCTAAAACAACTAAAACTAAGTAATGTCGGTATTTAATAAATTAATATCAATTGCAATAATAAGTGCGGCTAAAAATGGTATCAATATTAATTTAGCAATATTGGCAGTGAAAGCTAGAGCCATTAATGAAGTTGCTTCTCTTATAGAAAAACAACTTCCATTTGAATTACCATTTTCAGTAAGAGACATATTAAATGGGGGAAGTTTACCACCAAATGTACTTTCACCTCAATATATTAACTTTGCAAAACAATTTGCCCCACCAATCCCCGAACCTGTAAAAGCTAAGGCTTTGGAAATAGTAACTAAAATTGAAGAAATTTTAAACCAAATTATTGGGATTATAAATACTATAAAAGGTACATTAGCTCTAATTACAATCCCTTTAAATACTATAGAAAGTGTAGCTTCAACAGTAAATGGTATGATAACAGCTTTTGAGCAAATAATTCTAGTTTTAAAAGCAATACCACTTCCTTTAGGTGCTCCTGTTGGTGTTGGTGTTCCTGCTAATGTTCAAACTGGATTTTCTGATGGACTAGATCAAGCGGGTCAAACTATAGATGCTCTTAAACCTCCTGTTAATGCAGTTCCTGATGCTGTTAAAAAAATCACTAAGATTTTAAATCCTATTTTAGAAATTTTAATTAAGGTTGATATTATGCTTTTCTCCGCTTTAACAATGTTAATATTCATTAAATCCTTTTTACAACCAGGTCCGGTTTCACAAGAAGATATAGATGAGATATCAGCTGAAGTAAATGGAAATATCCAAGAATCAAAAGCAGTATCACCTGGTGCTTTTATATCATCATCAGATGATGAAAATAATAAATTAGCAGATGATGCTTTATTAATTTTATTGGATCCTAATTCAACAAATCCTTATATGTATAGAGGATTTAGACTTATAATTCAACACCAATCAGAACTTGATGTTCAACTAGAAGGCACTCAAAATAAAACATCTCTACCCTCAAGAAGAATATCAGCCACTAGAATAATAAGTAAAGATAATTTTTTCAACGAAACTGGGGAAGACATAGGAGTTACATTATATTCGGGATACCCAAATGCAAATTTATCAATTCAACCTAAATCAACATTTTCATTTTCATCATCTACGCAGGTACTAGTTGAAGAAGTAAAATTTAATATAGACCAATATTTAAGAGAATTTACAGGGGAAGATGAAGAAGTTGAAGAAGAAGAAGACCCTATAGAAATTATACCAGAACCAACACCATCACAAACATTACAAGAACTTGTGGAAGAAGCACGTCAAAATCTATTAAGTAAAGGATTTACCCAAACAGAAACTAAATGGGTAATGGAAGAATCAGGGTTGCTTGTTCAAAATATTATTAGACAAATGAATGATGGATTAACAAAAGATCAATTTTTCAAACAATATCTAATAGATATGAAAGGATTTTCACAGGGTCAAGTTAATTATTTAATAAATCTAAATTCTGCCTATGGGTGGATTGTATTTATACAAACATTTAACCCTAATACAAGTGCAGATTCAATACTTTTATCAGCATCAAAAATATATAAAATTGATCCTTACACAGGATCATAAAAATTTTTAAATAAAATTAATTAACATAATATTTATAAACATGAAATCAACAGAATTAAAAACAATCATTAAAGAGGCCGTTAAAGAGGCAATCCAAGAAGAAATGAAAGATATTCTTTTGGAAGCTATCAAGGCACCTAAGGGTTCATCTGTGTCAGTTATGCAAGAATCAGTACAACCTACACAACAACCCGTTAACGTTCAACCTTCAATGAGTCCAGCTCAGAGAAAAAATATGTATGAACAAGCATTAAACAAAACAACAACATCATTAAACCCAACCCAAGCAGGATCATTCCAACCTCAAGCAGGTTATGACTCAGCTAATGGAACATTACCTGGTGGAAATATAGGAATGGATCAGATAATGGGTTTAATAGGAAAATAAATAAATAAATGGCTAGAATAATACAAAATAGATTCCCAATTGATACTGAAGATAGGAGAGCAGTTGGGTTTGGATTTCCCTTAAATGGGAATGCTGTATTTACGCCAACGTACCAAACAAGAGATCAAATTAAAGCTAATTTAGTTAATTATTTATTAACCAATAAAGGTGAAAGAGTATTTAATCCAAACTTTGGTGCAGATTTAAGAAATTTATTATTTGAAAATATTTTAGATACAACTACAGATGAATTAAGATCGAGAATACAAAATGATATTTCATCATTTTTCCCTGAAGTTACAGTTAAACAAATAACATTTGATAACATTCCAGATTCGAACACAATTAATTTTATATTAACATATGAAATAATTTTATTTGGTATTGAAGAAAGTGTAAACATATTATTACAATAATGGCCGATTTAAAAAGAGACATAAGATATAGCAATAGGGATTTTAATGATTTTAAAACCACCTTAGTTGATTATTCAAAAACATATTTCCCAGACACCTATAATGACTTTACGGAAACGTCTACAGGTATGCTATTTATGGAAATGGCAGCTTATGTTGGTGATGTTTTATCATTTTACTTAGATAACCAAATCCAGGAAACATTTATTCAAACTGCACGTCAAACAGAAAATTTATATAATTTATCTTATATGTTAGGTTATGTACCCAAAGTAACTACTGCTGCATCTGTTGATATAGATTTTTACCAACAAGTACCTGCTAAAGTGGTTGGTGGTGTTACTGTTCCTGATTATGATTATTCATTAAAAATAGCAGAAAATACTCAAGTTACTTCTAATACTAATAGTAATGTTAAATTCTTAATTGAAGACGTAGTTGATTTTTCAACTTCATCATCATTAGACCCAACAGAAGTTTCAGTTTACCAATTATCAGGGACACAACCAACATATTATTTGTTGAAAAAAACACGAAAAGCAATTTCAGCTACTGTTAACACAACAACGTTTACCTTTACCTCACCTGAAAGATTTGATTCTCGTACTTTAAATGTTTCAAATATTATAGGCATTTTAGATGTTAAAGATAGTAATGATAATACATGGTATGAAGTTCCTAATTTGGCTCAAGAAAATGTATTTGATTCAATTAGAAATACAAATGTAAATGACCCTAATTATACATCAAGTGATGATGCTCCATATTTACTACAATTAAAACAAATCCAAAGAAGATTTGTTACTAGATTTAAAAATAAATCAACATTAGAATTACAATTTGGAGCAGGTAATTTTGGAGATAATGATGAAGAAATAATACCAAATCCAGATAATGTAGGTTTAGGTTTACCATTTGAGAGAACAAAATTAACAACAGCATATTCTCCATTAAATTTTGTATTTACAAATACTTATGGTATTGCTCCATCTAACACCACTTTAACGGTTAGATATTTAACTGGTGGGGGAATTGGTGCGAATGTTGAGGCTGGTTCGTTAACAATAGTTGATGACGCTAATATCACATTTTTAAACACAGGTTTATCTAATACTGCACTAGCAGAAACTATATTTTCATCAGTTTCATCAAATAATGCCTTAGCTGCTAATGGTGGTCAAGATGGTGATTCAATTGAAGAATTAAGACAAAATGCAACTGGTAATTTCCAAAACCAATTGAGAGCAGTAACAAAAGAAGATTATATAATTAGAGCATTATCAATGCCTTCTAATTTAGGTGTTATTTCAAAAGCACACGCTATACCAGCTAAAATTGGAGAATACCAACCAGGTGAATTGCCAACAGTATTAGATTTATATATTTTATCTTATGATATTAATAAAAAATTAAGAACAGCATCATCAACATTAAAGGAAAACCTAAAAACATACCTTTCAGAATATAGAATGGTTAATGATTCAGTTAAAATTAAAGATGCTTTTGTAATTAATATTGGTGTTGAATTTGATATAATTGTTTTACCTAATTATAACAATAATGAAGTATTAACTAAATGTATATCATCTATATCAACCCATTTCAACATTGATCAATGGCAAATAAATCAACCAATTATGTTGAAAAATTTATCTATACTTTTAGATAAAGTAGAAGGTGTCCAAACAGTTAAAAAAGTTAAAATAACAAACAAAACCGGAACGGTTTTGGGTTATAGTGCATATGGGTATGATATTGAGGGTGCAACAGTAAATGATGTTGTTTACCCTTCATTAGATCCAATGATTTTTGAAGTGAAGAATATTAATGAAGATATTAAAGGAAGAGTAGTTCCTATGTAATTATAACGAGATGGCAGTATATAAAATTTTTCCTGAAAAGGACGCTACATTATATGAACAATACCCCAATATGAATACTGGTCTAGACCAGATTCTAGAGGCTTCATCCTACTACATTCTAGGAAGTAAATATAATAGTAGATATTTAATGCAGTTTTCTACTACCGAAATACAAGATACTATAAATAATATAGTTACAGGAACATGGGATGCTTACCTAAAAAATTACTCAGCAACTGCCGAAGGTTTATCAAAAAATACTAATTTATATTTCCATACAGTTTCTGGTAGTTGGAATATGGGTACAGGTAGATTTTCAAATTCACCTCAAGTAACAGATGGTTGTAGTTGGAATTTTAGAACAGAATCAGGTTCAGGAACATGGGTGAGCGAAGGTGGAGATACTTATCCAACCCCAGTTTATTCTCAATCATTTTCATATACTAACCCTATTGATGTTAATGTTAAAGTAACAGATACTATTACTTCATGGTATAATGGGTCAGTGCCAAATGATGGATTTTTAGTAAGATTAACAAGTAGTGTTGAAGATGCTAATAGTTTAAATGTTCAACCTATATTTAAGAATTTCTCAATTGATACAAATACTATATACCCTCCATATTTAGAAATAAAATGGGATGATTATACATTTTCAACAGGTTCATCAACTAATACTATATTAGATACCCCACAATCATTTATATCAGTTTATAACAATGTGGGTAAATATTATCCTGATAGTGTTTCTAGATTTAGAATATCAGCAATACCTAAATATCCAGATAGAGTATTTAAAACATCATCACTATACACTACAAATTATTATCTACCAGAATCACAATCATTATATGCTATAAAAGATAGTAAAACTAATGAATTCGTTGTTGATTTTGATTCTACTTATACTCGCATTAGTTCAGATCAAGATTCAAGTTATTTCGATATTCATATGAATGGATTAGAACCAGAAAGATACTATACTATCTTAATCAAATCAGTAATTGATGGTACAACTAAAGTATGGGATGAAGATATAATGTTTAAAGTAGTTAATGGATAATGGAAAGGGTAAATTTAAATAGACAAGTTTTTGATAAACAAAAGTTCCACGATACTGTTGATACAGAATTTTCAGAGTTGGGAGTAGAAAACCAAGATTTAAGTTTCTTTGATGTTAATTTGGCTACCCAAGAAGATTTTTTTACCTTATATAGTAAGCTTTTTTTTGAAATACCTAAGGAAGGAAATATAAATTCACATACTTACTTAATTAAAGAAAGTACGGATTTTGTGGGTGCTCAAAAACGTTCATCAGATATCCAAGCATTATTGGATGAAATAGCAGAATTAAGAAGAGAAAATTTAGAATTAAGAACAGAAGCAATAAAGAAAGTTGTTGAGGAAAATGGAGGTGTATTAGATATACCTGAAAGTGAAAATAACGCAAGTTTGAATACTAATAGTCGAACACCATCAAACCCATCACTTAATATTAGCTAGTTCATATATTTAACTCTTATATTCTCAAAATCCTCAATGGATTTCATATAAAAAGCCAACTAAATAAATATTTATAAACAAAATTAGATGGCAACAAACGTTTCAGCATCTCTATCAAGCATAAACCCTAATACATTATTCTTTGATGGTTATGAATTATCAGATCAATCCATAATCCCAAATGAAAATATAATATCATCTTTTATCCCATTTGAGGATAAAGTTGAATATTTTGTTTATGATTTAAATAAAAATCTTATTAGTGGGGTTAATAACTTTACAGATTATACATTAGCTCAAAATCCCAGCAGCAATGAAGATAACGATACATCAACCGTAGAATTATCCCCAATAAATGATTTAATTAATAGAGGAATTGATTCAGGAAGATTATATACAGTTTATAATTTTATTAGACACCAACTATCATCAGATTCAAATAATAAGTATTATATATCAGAAATTTCATCTGATAGAACCGAATTAAGGTTAAAATCAAATACTATAATAAATGAAGATATTATTACTTCATTTCAACAATTAAAATTAGAATTAGATTCATCTGATTTCTTTGATGAATTTTACATTACTTTTGGTGATAATCAATATAATATAGGTGTTAATATTAAATTAGATACAACTGAAGAAACATATTCAGTATTAGTAAAACTATACGATGCTTTACCTCTTAATTTTAACATAAAAGATGAAGCATATGTAGTTACAAAAGTTGCTGAATCAGTTGGATATCAAATTGAATATCCTGAAGTTGTTGAATCACCATCAGATGTAACATTTTTGCAGGGTCCTAATACAAATTTAGATTTTAAAGATTATGTAAATAATTCAACAGAATTAAAATCAAATAAAGAATTATTATCTTCCAATTCATCGGGTTCAAGTGATAATTTAGCTAATATTTTAAATAAAAAGGGAGTTGTAATCACCCCCAATTACTCATTTGATACATTTAGTGAATTTATAAATTTTTCATCTGCTAAAAAAAGAATAGAAAATTTTGTAGATAAAGTTGAAAAAATTCAAACATACGAATCAAATCTAAATACATTATCAACTATTACGGGTTCAACTTCACAATCATTTGAAGTTTCTTCTAGTGTAGCATCAGCTTATACTAATATTAAAGGTGTTATCGAGAATTTTGATGGTTATGAATATTTCTTGTATTACAATACAGGTTCATCATCATACCCAAAATCAACATCTACATTCCCATACACCTTATACCCAACAACAGCATCTGCTGTTTTAGATTGGTTGGGGAGTGATATAGAAACATCAGCATATTATGGTGGTATAGCATTATCAGCTTCATTATATGATGAAAATAACCAAAATTGGTTATATTATACAATTCCAGAATTTATTAGAGAAAATAGTGATAATAACCAATATTTAGAGTTTTCCAACATGGTTGGGCAACATTTTGATGAAATATGGCTACATACAAAAGCAGTAGCTCAAAAATCAAATACTACAAGTGATTTACAAGGTGGTGTTCCATTAGAACTTGCTGATGATGTTATTGCTTCTTTAGGTTATAAAGGATTTAGCAACAATTATAATAACCAAGATAATTTTATTGGGTTATTAGGTGAAAATGATGGTTCATATGTTCCACCAACAGGAAGTGAATTAATTACAGATTATATTGCGGTTAATAATGGTGAAGCATTATTCCAGTATGGTGATTTTATAAACCAACATATATCAAGTTCATTCCCGTATGCTATTGATAAAGTAAGTAAAGAAATATATAAACGTCTTTATCATAATATGGCTTACCTTACTAAGAAAAAGGGCACAATTTCAGGTTTAAGACAACTTATTAATATTTGGGGTATTCCAAGTACTATTCTTCGTATAAATGAATTTGGTGGGAAAAATAAAGATAATACTGATGATTATGATCTATGGTATAATAGATATAATTACGCTTTTACCCCATTCCCAAACACGGCGTTTGCTCAAGCTAAAATGCCTTGGCTTCCTTTAGAAAGTAATTATATATTAAATGCAGAAGAAGTTGTTCCTGATACTATTCAATTTAGATTTAAATCTGATGAAGTACCTACAACAGCTATAAGTAGAGCTTTAATAGCTAAGAAATCTGATGATGATGCTAATACATCAAAATTTGATTTTGGTATACAATTAACTTATGATCCACCTTCAACAGGTTCATATTCAGGGGCAGGTTCAAGTGAATATGAGAATTGGGGAACTATGAGACTTGTAATGTCTGGTTCTTCAACTGATGGTGGTGATGCTATATCAAATGATATTTATTTACCATTCTTTGATAAAGGGTGGTGGAGTGTAATGCTTCAAAGAGATGTTCATGTAGATTCATCTAATATTTCAAAACCAACAACATATACATTATATGCTGCTAATAAAATAGACAATGGTTGGGATGGTAATAATATTGGATTTGAAGGATCTGCGAGTATTGTTTCAAATGTTTCTACTTCAATTAACGAAGCTTGGAATAAATATGGTTCAAGTATTAGTGACACTTCAGTTTGGTTAGGTGGGTATGGTGCAGATGGGAGAACAATAGTTGGAAATACTACAATTCAAGAAAGAAGAACTAGATTCTCAGGAAGTTTTCAAGAATTTAGATATTATTCTCAAGAATTAAACTACCAAGCATTTAGTGATTATGTAATGAACCCGGAGTCAATCGAAGGTAATGGTTTAGCAGGTCCAAATAGTACATTTAATATTCTTAATTTTAGAGCTCCATTAGGTAGTGAATTAGAAAGTATATTTACTTCACCCAATACTAGTGGGGGTATTGAATATTTGAAATCTAACCACCCAGCAATAGTTGGTTCAATTAATGGAAATAATGATGGGAATATTTTGACTACTCAATCATTCCATAGACCATCATCAGTAGTTGATAGTTTATATTCTATATCTTACCCAAATGAAGGAGAAATACTTAATTATAGTACACCTAACACTGAGGTTTATTTCTTAGACCAGCCAGTAGTAGGAGTAAGGAATAGAGTTAGCAATAAAATACAAATTGATGATGGTCAGGATTATGGTACTACTTTATCATCACTTCGAAGTATACAACAAAGTTATCAAGTAAGTGGTAGCTATGTTGAAAATGTTAATAATTTAGAAGTTGCATTTTCACCACAAGAAGAAATTAATGATGATATTATCCAACAGTTTGGATTTGGTTTAATATCTAATTTTATAGGAAGTCCTGAATTTGCGTCATCATCAGATGATCATTACCCAGAATTAAGAGCAATTGCCGAAGATTACTTTAAAAAATATAGTAAAAGTAATATTTACGATTACCTAAGATTAATTAAATACTTTGATAATTCAATATTTAAAGCAATAAAAAATTATGTTCCTGCTCGAACTAGCGTTTCAACAGGTATTGTAATCAAACAACATTTACTTGAAAGAAATAGAAAAAAACCAGTTCAACTATCAGAAGTAACTAAAATAGCAGTTACCCCATCAGGTGGATTAAATACTCCAATTAATTTAGAAAATTTAGAATTAACATCAAGTATTGAAGTAGGTTCATTTTCAGGTAGTACCGGGTTTGTAAAAGTAGATGATAATTTAACATATATTACGGCTGATACCGGGGTTAATAAAACTGTTTTAGGTGATGTACCATTTTCAAATTTCACACAAGATGGATTTTATGATGGGGAAATAAGTGGTAGTAATTTAACGGTTATACCATCAACAGAAGATAGAGGTGAAAGGGAGGTTTTTATGAAATCACTTAATACTACACCAAATGCTTTATTAAGTAGTATAACTCAACATCCTATTGGGGCACTTGATGGTGTTTATAATTTAGATCTTCGAACTGATGTGGTACCATCCTCTTTCCCAGCATATGTATCTCTTACTGTAGTTGGTGGATATGTAGTATCAATATCTATAATATCTCAAGATGAAAGAGTAATTGATAAATTAAGTCCTGGGGATGAATTATATATCTTTGCATTAGGATTCCCGGCATCCCAAGGTCTTATAATGATTTTACAAGCTGATGATTTTACATCACAACCAATTCAAACATCATTTAACCCAATATTAAATAATGTTAGTAGTAGTAGATTAAATTCATACTCAATGAAAATTGAATATGATCAAGGTATAGAAACACCTTCTAATGTTTTACGAATTATAGATGGAAACGCTGAACGTGCTGAAACTCCTGATAGTAATTATACATCTAAAAAAATAACACTTCCAAGATATGAAGGTAGTAAAATAAGTAGTGCAGATTATAACCACTACACATCAGGTGATGTTTCATATGGTCAAACAGCTACTATAGATAAAAACCCAATATATTTTGCTCATTTTGATTATTCATGGAATAATCCCGTAATATTTGGTATGGGTGAATATTTTATAGATCAATTAATTGAAGTTCCATTTGAAGATATTCAAGGTGAAGTATATAATCCTAAAGTGTTAAAAATTGAAGGGAATAATAGTAAATTATCAGAAATAGTATCTACTTTTGAAGTAAATAGAGACTTAGCAGCTGTTTATGAAAGTGAAATATATGAGGGAGTTAATTATTCTACTTTAAAGAGAACTGATTTAGAAATATTAAACCCAGCTTCACGATACATTATTACTTCAGGTAATCAAATTTCACCTACGGAAACATCTCCAAGTTGGTCATATTCTAGATTTGATGAAACCGAACCTTTCAATATTCTTGAAAATACTAATCAGAATGGGGTCATTATGATGACAACTGGGAGTGGGTGTCTTAATTTAAGTGGATCACAACAAACATTTGTTGCTTTTAAAAACTCTGCATCTTTTGCTGATACTGGTTTAGTAAATGAAATGACTATAATAGGTCCACATCTATCAGTTATTCACACTTATAACTATTGTGTTAAAAATGAAGAAATTATTAATGATAATTCATTCCCAAACACACTTCCAGGAATAATTAGACCTGGTGTCACTCCAGGCATTGACCCAGATAATAATAACTCTTATTTTAGTTTAAACCCCGCAAAATCAGGACTTCCAAATTATGAAAATGACGAACAACCATTTTTAATAGAAAGAGGAGATGAAATTAGAGTAACATATTTATCGGGTTCAAGTGGTTATATTAATCAAGATTTTCAAGTATTAGGGGTAGATGTGAATACTTATAACCCATTTGGAAATGTTGGTTATACACCTAATAATTATACTGTGTATGGTACGTCAGTTAGTGTTGGGGGAGCTTTTTCAAGACTAGATATAGAAGATGGTGTTGGTTTTAGAATGTTTGATCAAATTAAAGTATCTCCTGATCCCTCAACATTAACTAGTAAAATTACAGAAGGAGCTATTTATTCATATACTGTTAGAAAACGACAAGATGCTGATAATATAGTTAATATTAAAACATCTCCACCTTCAGGATCTAAAGGTGCGGAAACATATTCAGGTGAAGGGTATTTAATACCAAATGATTTAACAAATACACAAAAAAGAAACGTACAAACACTAATAACTCAATTAAAAGATAAAAATGCTTTTAAAAATAATGATACTGAGTAAAGAAACTTGGATAAAAGTTAAAAATAGTGTATATTTATAATTAAAATAATAATATAACAATGGGATATTTAAATAACCAACTAGTAACAATTGATGCCATTCTTACCAAAAAAGGTAGAGAGCTTTTAGCTAAAGGGCAAGGTGGATTTAACATTACTCAATTTGCATTATCAGATGATGAAATTGATTACACAGTATATAATCCATCACACCCATCAGGTTCAGCATATTATGGGGAAGCAATTGAAAATATGCCTCTATTAGAAGCATTTCCAGATGAAACTCAAATAATGAAATACAAATTAGCTACTTTACCTCGTGGTACAGCTAAAATGCCTATAATTTCATTAGGATTAGAAAGTGTAGTGCTTAAACAAACAGCAAATACTTCAATCACACCTCAAACTCTAAACTACTTAGATAATAATAGTACCACAGAACCTTCAGGTTATGTGTTTACTATATCAGATGTTAGGTTAATGAGTTCATTTGCAGCAACAGGAATTGATTCAGCAGCTGCACAAGCTTTAAATGATACAAATACAGTAATAACCAATGGTACTAACGTTTCAAAAACGACTATCGGTACTACATTATCGTTGCGAGCTACCGGAGTAAATACATTATTTGGTTCTCAAACCGCTTTATACGCTACATTAAATGTAATTGGTAGAGATAGTGGAGCAAGATTACAAGTACCAGTTATCATTAACAAAACAACAACATAAAAAATATATAAAACATGGGATTTAAAAGATTCGATCCAGAAGATTTAGTAATAAGCAATGAGTCAATTGCAACTGCTGCTTGGAGTAGTAACACTCCAACATTAACTAGCTTTTTTACAAGTTCAGCACAAGTTATAAGTAGTACATCAGAATATTATTATGATGTTTACCAAACAACATCAACTGATGATTCAGCTGCTGTTCAATTTAGTGTAGCATATTGTGATTTAGAAGGTAGTGGTAGTAATTTCTTTAACTCATTAGTAACAGGTTCATCTCCAACAAGAACAAATTACGGTCAATACCGTACTTTAATTTTGGGTGATGAAAATGCATCATTTACATTTGGTAATCAAGTTTCTGATTACTTTTATGTTCTTAATATAGACCGATCAAGATTCAAAGAATCACTACTTCCAGGAACAATGACACTTAATATATCAGGTTCAGGTGGAAATGTTTCATTGACAGATGATAGTAGTTTAGGGAATGCTGTTACATTTACAGACGCAGGTAGAAGATATAACCTAGTTTCAGGTTCAGCTGGAGATGTTTTCACTAATACAGAATCTAATGGTTGGACAGTTAATTCAGGATCTTACGGATGGGTATTACCTGATGTAGGTTTAGTATTAGTTAGTGGTGAAGCTATAGATGGAGCAGGTGCAGATGGTGGTGTTGCTTTAGGTTCAGTTCGTTCATTCGATTCTGCCTCATTTAACCAAGGTAAATTAATTGGTGGATTACAACAATCAGGAACTGATAGTTTAGGATTTACATTAAATTCAAAAGAAACATTATCATCTGATTTTGCATTCGTAAGAGCTAGAAACTCAGAATTTAATTACTCAGAAAACCCAGCATTTATTTCAGGTTCAACAGGTGAAGTATTATTTGATTCATTTATTGACAATCCAAAAACATACATCACAACAGTAGGTTTATATAATGATAATAGTGAATTATTAGCAGTAGCTAAATTATCACGACCATTACTTAAAGATTTTACAAAAGAACTTCTCGTAAGAGTTAAGTTAGACTTTTAATGAATGAGTGCATTCAAACAACTTTCAACTAAGGATGTTACTATAACTCCATTTGACACCAATAAAG